AGCTTCGCCGTGCCGAACTTCGCGACCACCTGCCGGATGCTGGCCTTGTACTCGCGGCAGAACGTGTCCACCGCGAGCCGGTCGTCCTGCGCGATGGAATAGCTCCCCATCGTGAAGCTGTAGAACCGCACGAGGTCGCGCGCGTCTTCGGTCGCCAGCAATGCAGCCGTGCCGAATCCGGCGCACTCGCCATAGATGCTCGGCATCTGGTTGTAGAAATTGGACTTCGCGAGCATCTGCCGCGTGCATCGCGTGCAGGCGTCCAGCCAGCGACGGACCGGCGTGAACTTCGCGAGGTCGGGATCGGCGGTGGTGTGCTCGTACCACGCGCGGCCAGGGCTCGACGCACCACCCATGAAGCCCGACTGCAGGATGTTCAGCGCCCTGCCGGCGGTGTTGTTGATGATCTTCAAGCCCTTCCGGCGCCCACGCTGCTGCTGGGTTTCCTCCTGGAACCGGCCGCGGTACGGCAGGATGAAGTCCTGGATGTCCCGCAGCGTCGGTTCCTGCGCGCGGCGGTTGATCGCCAGCTCATTGACTCGCTGCAACATGCGCGCGCGGCCCTGCTCCGGCAGGATCGGGTCCGGCGCATCGACCTTCATGGAGGTGATGGAGGTCACGAGCCGAGCAACGTCTTCGACGCAACAGTCGGCGGCGGCATGCTGCCCGATGCCGTCATGCCCGCTGCGATGGTGGAATTGAGCCCGCCCTTGGCTTGCGCGATGATCTTTTCGCGGTTCAGCGCCGTCTGCTGGTCAGGGTTGATGATGCCAGGCCCGATCACCTGCGGCGGCAGCGGCATCGGCGGTGGTGCAGGCGGTTTCGGTGAACTCATGCACACGGCGGCACGTCCCCAAGTTTTCAGGACAATGCCTAGAGCCGGCGAGCGTGCAAGGGTGAGGCTAGTACCGTTCGCCGTCCGGGCGATCGACAACGGCGCGCGTGTTCTGGTTTGCCAGCGGATACGTTGCCGACGTCGCCGGCTGCACGTCGAACGCGAAGGTCAGCGCAATGGCGTCGGCAAGGTCGGGGCTGAACCCGAGCCGTCGCTTGATCTCATCCTTGGATTCCAGCGCCATCTTGCCCGCAGCGTTCTTGTGGTTGACCGTGTGCGCGCACAGTTCAATCTTCAACGCTTCATCGGCTGGCAATGCACCGCCGCGCAGCAGCCACTCGGCCAGCCGCGCATACATCTCCGTGCGCTTGTTGCTATAGCGCGCATCGTCGGCACTCCCGCCGAACTGCACTTCGGTCGGGTTATGGCCGAGCTGCTTGAGCCGGTCGATGACCCCGGCCCCGTAGCCGCCCGAGCCGTCCACCATCACCGCGTCAGGCTTCCACTCGGCAATCTGCGCAGCCACGACACCGGCCACGGCCATCGAATCGGACTTGCGCAGGATCGTCGGCGTGAAGCTGGCGAGACCCTGCCGCTTGAAGATCACCGTGCGATCATCACCCTGGCGTGCCACGTCCACGCCGATCACCTTGGCCGCGAACTGGTAGTCCGCAATGCCGATGTGCTTGCCGCTGGCCGCTTGCACCGTGTCCACGGCGATCAGGGAGTCGACCGCGGCTGCCGTGAAGTCGCACAGCATTTCCTGGCGGAAGATCGCATCGGGCATGGCAGCGCGGGCAATCTCGATGTCCGCCTCGCTCAATGCGCCGGTTTCGTACACCGTATGCAGCACCGCGTTCCACTCGGGATCGTTGACCGCGTGGTAGTACATTTCCGAGAACAGGTTGACGCCCTTGGGTGTCCCGATGAAGGTCGCCCATCCCCCGCGGTCCAGCAGCGCCGGCAGGATGATCGCCGTCCAGACTTCCGGCTTGAGGTCGGCCACTTCGTCCATGACGATGCCATCGAAGTACAGGCCGCGCAGCGTGTCGGGATTGTCGGCACCGAAGATGCGAACCCGCGCGTTATTGTGCGGAAGCTCAATGTACAGCTCCGCCGCGTTGATGACGCAGCCCGGAATCTTCCGCGCGTGTGTCTTGAGCATGTCCCACGCGATCGACTTGGCTTGGCCGAGGAACGGGGCGACGTAGCCGAACCGTGGCAGCGTGGCCGTGGACTTGAGCGCCGCATCGACCAGTTGGATGACCGCCTTGACCGTCTTGCCGCCACGCCGATGCACCACCTCGACGTTGAACCGCTTGCGGTCGCGGAATGCCTTGTCCTGCCACGGGCGAGGACGGAACCCGAGGTCAACCGTCTGTGTGTTCATTCCGCGTCAGGAACGCCGGTCACAACCTGGATCGACATATTGCCGGTATGGTTGTGGTCGATCTTGTCCGCCCAGCGACGCGGGTTCCACTTCGCGAGCAGCTTCAAGCGTGTCTCGACCCTGAGCTTGGAACGCTGCACCGCTTCACCGTTGGTGCGCGCCAGCAATGCCTTCTCGTCGCCCTCATCAGCAAGGAGGTTGATGAAGTCGTTGCGGGAGTCATCGGCGATCGCAAGGCATTCAGCCGCAATCACGTCCTCGCCATTCTCACGCGCGCGCGCGATGCGTTGGGAAATGGCTGGATCAGCCTCCTCCCAATCCCAAACCGTTGACCGATCAGGCATCCCATCCTCGCGGCAGACTTCCGCCAAAGGCTGGCCGTTGCTCAGTCTTTCGCAGATCGTGTCGAGGATTGCCGCGCGCTGTTCGGGACTGTACATGATGCCCCGAACGATGCCGCGAATGGATCAGCGTGCAAGGGTAGCCAGATGCCCCGCAATATCATCCACCAACCCGTTGACGGTCGGGAACAACCACGGCGTCTCTCCCCGGATGAACCGATCCGGCTTCTGCGGTTGCAGCCGGTAGAACCCTACGAGGTCAGGCCAACGGTCACGCTGCCATTCCAGCGCGCAGGAGCTTTCGTCGCTCAGGACGTAGCACCGCAGTTCCTTGTCGATGAATAGCCATGCGCCGGCGCCGGAGTCTGCACGCAGCCGTCGGATCTGGTGCAGGACCAATGCCGCAGCCTGCCGCACATCGACCACAATGCAGCACGGCCGGGGTTGCTTGATGCCACGGTGCGGGATCGTGGCGGTACTCATGCGCTCGAGCGGGCATCCTGCCCTCCACGCTGGGTGAGTTCCACCAGTTCGGGCCTGTCCATCACATGCAGCGCCAGCTCGACCCGGAGCGCAGGCTTGGCCTTGGTGTTGCGCAACAGGGCGCCTATCTCGCGCCATGCGTCCAGCAGCCGTTCCTGATCGCTGATCTTCATGCCGTCCTCGCTGGTGGAATCCCCAGGTACTCGCACACCACCCGCCACGCTTGATCCGCCCCGCGGCACACCTCAGCCCGGTAGCCATTCGCCCGGAGCCGTTCGATCCATTCCTTCTGCTCGCGGCTCGCGTAGCCGGTCATCGACTTGAGCTCGATGGCGAGGCCGTGATGCGGTTCCACGGGGAACAGGACAACGTAATCGGGAATGCCCGGACGCACGCCTTCGGCTTTCATCTTGGCAGCGACGATCCGATGTCGATCGCCACCGTTCGGGACCGCGAACAGGTTGCGCAGTGCCGGGTAACGCCCTTGGTGCAGGTTCACCAGCCGCATGAAGTGCACGGCTTCGGCGTGCTCGGTGGGGTTTTCCTTGCTCACTTCCCACCCCACGGCAACGCCAGCCAGTGCGCACACACCCCGTTGCGTACCTGCGGATTGACGCTCGGCGTGTCGCTCCATGCCTCGGGTCGGCGCTCGGCGTTGCGCTTGCAGCCGCCGCACTGGCCGGGGATGCCTTGCGGTTCGCGGCACATGGCCTCGGGCTGGCGGTGCTTCGGATCGCGGCTCATGGGGCAAAACGCGCGCGTACGGTGTCGGGATTCCAGGACTTGCACCACCGCCGGAACGCTTCGGCAACAGGATCGACCGTGACGCGCTTGGCGGCGGCGCGGCGTTCGGCCTGAATCTGCTTCTCGCACTCGCTGCAGCGCCCACGCAGTCCATCGCTCATCGACCGATCGACCTGAAACGAGAGCGCGGTCTTGACCAAGCCGCAGCGGTTGCAGGTCTTGAAGCTGCGCAGGGCGTTCATTGCGCCCTCGCATCGGCGTAGGCGTTGCCGCCGAATCCGCGCCGCCTGTGTTGCACTGGCGCTTCCGCGGGCTCTGGAAGTTCGCCAGACCAGTTGTCGAAGCGCATGAAGTCCTTCCGGGCGCGCAGGTTGATCGCCTGTCCGGTGCGGATGTCGCGACCCTTGGCGACGATGACCTCGATGAGCGTCGGCTGATCTTCCGGCGCATGCAGGATCAGCACCACGTCCGCGACTTCCTCGATGCCGCCGGAGCCGCGCAGGTCCGCGAGCGATGGCTTGCGCTTCTCGGTCACGCTGCCGCGGTTGAGTTGCGCGAGCACGATCATCGGGCAGTTGAGCAGCTTGCCGAGCGCCTTGAGTTCGCGCAGCGCCATCGCGCGTTCGATCACCTCGCCCTGCTTTCCGGGGAGCGCCATGTCGTGCAGGTGGTCCACGACGATCATGCGGATCGGCGCCTGCAGGTGTGCGCGCTGTGCTCGCGCTGCGATCTGCGCGGCACTGAGCATCGGCGTGTCGTCGATCAACAGCGGCGCGGAACGGAGGCTGCGGAAGGCTTCGGTGACCTTCGGCCAGTAGTCCTCGCCGTCGTCGTCGCGTGGTTCAAGCAGCCAGTCGTGCGGGATGTTGACCTGCGCTGCGACAGTGCGGCGCATCACGGCCTCGGCGGTCATTTCCAGCGAGAAGACCAGTGTGCGCTGGCCGGCAAGCGCATTCTCGGCCGCGCTCTGGAAACCGGCGAGCGATTTGCCGGTGTTCGTGCGTGCCGCGATCAGGTAGGTTTCCGCGTCCTGCCAGCCGTGCGTGATCGCGTCCAGGTCAATCCATGGCGACGGCTGACCGGGCATCGCCTTGGCTTCGTAGCGACGTTGCAGATCCTCGAACAGCGAGGCCAGCACGGTTGACGCGGACTTGGGGCCGGTGCGCGGCGTTGGCGCAAGCTGCATCAGCTCGTGGTGCGCG